CTTTAGAAGCCGAGGTATAACTAATCCCCAAAAACGCTAGCTCTTTCTGCATTGCTGGCATTGTCATCTTATGAATAGCTTTACCGCCAACACTAACGAGACTATCATCACCATAGAAAGTACCACGCACACATGAATTATAATAATATAAATCACTTTCTACAGTGCGTAAATAAACATACCTATGCAAAGCCATATTGGCAACACAGTTTATTATAGAAGTGAGCGCATCTCCACTAGGATTACCTTGTTTAAACGAATAATACAAAGTATCAACCAGATGATTTGAAGCAAACAAAGTTTTAATTAAAACATTGCGAACTCTTTTATTTTCTTCACCATCATTATAAAAAGTGTTGGCAGCTTTGGCCACTATCATGCCCAACTGTAACGACAAACTAGCATCATAATGTGAGTAATCGCCACACAAATAATGTTGCCCAACTTCATCTAATTTGTATTTTAAAAGGGTCCATTGCATAGAATCAGGATTTATACCAATGGCCATCTCCCCTGCAATTGGCGTATTCTGGCAATGTGCCATAAATAAACCAAAATACATACGGAGAACAACGGTTAAATCAAACGGCCCAACTTGAAAGACTCGTGTTTTAACATTATTAACTTTCTCAATAAGCCGAGTTTCATCTTTTAAGGTATCGACAAAGAAAGTAGGAGCAATAACTCCAAATTTAGCTTTCTTTATGCGATCATTCACATGAACCATCAACGCTTCAGAAGGTCGTAAAATCTTTTGCTTATTCCTCAACTCTTCTATAATAACCCAGGGAACCTTACTAGGCACTCCTGCTAATTTAATAAAAGGAAAACCTGCTGATGTAGTAACATCAATAGGACGCAATCCTGAAAAACCATTAAGAGCATCCTCCACACTCAGTACAAACTTATCCTGCACCAACCAAGGACTATGCCACGACATGATGCTCGAAACAGTATGTTGTTTAATTTTCTTGAACAAAAAATTCGGCACCATAGATGTACAATGAGTCAGTTTAGATAAAGCTATGAGCATAGGACTATGAACGACGCCATTAATAGTCACTTTAGTAATGTGAGCTGGCTCGTATTTATGCGGGCCAAAATCCTTTTCCATCATATCAAAAACCAAACTTCTTTCTAGCTTGGTTTTTGAAGGCATGTTGACTTTAAAGTTTTGAACTTTTCCTTTATCATTAATAAAGGTAGCAGTCCGCCCTTCTAAGAACAAGTCTACATCAC